GAGACAGTTGCCAATTAATTCAAAATACAAAAGACCAGATATAGTAGCCGGTGATTTAAATACGCCGGTTACTTTTTTTGAATTCAAACCGAGCGATGGACCAGAGCCTGGAGATGAGAAAAGAAAGGAACTCTATTACTGCACCGCCTTAGTTTATAATCCATCGATGAAAGATCGTAATATCTTAGGATCCAAAGAAGGCGTGACAATCAAAATACGAGATCCCCAACAATCTTATATAGCTTCAAACAAGCATAAGGTTGAAATAGAAGACTATCGTTATAAAGGTAAAACTTGGGAAATTGTAGATGTTTCGCTAGATCTAGAAGACAACTCATTTGTAAAACTGGTCTTAGAATTAATCACATAGTGGGGGAATGCTAGTGGCTAATGTCGAAATGAAAGGTGTTCAAGAAACGATTGATGCCTTGGAAAATAAGTTTGGTGAAAAGAAAACAAGAGCATTATTAAAAAAGGCTATCAATACTGGTGCTGAAAAAGTAGAAAAAAAGCTACAAACAGACATGCTAGTTTTTAAAGATAAAGGCTATACGATCGATGAGGTTGTTAGAAAAAACGCTGCTTATAAAAACTACAAAGCACAGGCAGAAATAGGATGGAATGGACCGCACCAACGACATAGGCTTATCCATCTAAATGAATGGGGATATACCAGAAAAGGAAGACAGATTAGGCCTCGGGGGTTCGGAGTGATTACAAAATCGCTAAAACAATCTGAACCTGTTTATTTTGATTCTGTCTTGAAGGAGGTCAAGAAGAGTTTATGAAAGACATGCTTGATATCATTTATAAAGCTCTTTGTTTGAATACCTATATTCATTCATTGACTTACAACGAAGAAACAGAACAGTATCGCATTAAATTTTATGAACAACCTGAAACAGCTGATAAGACAGGTGCATTTATTACAATCAGACCTGTAGATGTACCCAATGAAGCTTATCATGGCAGTAATAAAGAACTATCTATCTCACATCTAATTCAAATAGATGTTGAGTCGAAATACAGAACAACGTGTAAACAACTTCAATTTGAAATAAAAAAAGAAATGAAAATTTTAGGCTTTGGGCAAATATCTGGTCAAGGACTAGATGAATATTTTTCAGAGACTAAACGCTTTGTAGATGCACGTAGATATCAAGGCAACACAAAAATCTATGACACACAATATTAATGATAACGAAAGGCATGACAATTCATGTCTTTTTTTATTACCCAAAATTAGGAGGAAAAACATATGACTTTAGTAGGATTTAAAAAAATGACAATCGGTGTTTTCGATGATAATGGAACGATCCCAACAGCAAATCGATTTGTGATCGAAGGCAAACAAGATAAAGGGGCTACTGTTTCCGCAGAGATCACTGGTTTGTCCAAAGAACCATCAAAGGTTTACGGATCGGATATTGCTTATTACGTCTCTCAAAAAGGTACAGGTGACGTGAGTGTTAACTTCGGATTATTGGATTTACCAGAAGATATTAATGATAAGATCCTTGGTTATGAGACAAATGACAAAAAAATTAGCTTCTTAGGAAAAGATACTGAGCCACCATATTGCGCTGTTTTATTGGAATCATCAGATTTGGGTGGAGATTCTGCGATGCTTGCAGTATTTAAAGGACGCTTCAGTCGTGAGGCTATTAGTCTAAACACATTAACAAATGATACTTTTGAACCAGATGCTGAAGAATATGTATTTGCAGCTATTGCAAGTGATGCTGAAGGTGAGGCTAATGGTCAATCAGTAGCTAAATACATCGGAGACGATGCAGCATCTATTGATGCTTTAAAAGCATTGGTATTTCCGGCGGGGGAGCAACAAGCCCCAAAATAGCTAACTTTGTGCTAACTACTGACGGGGCTGGAGAAGAAATTGGGGCGCTCAATTTACAATCAGAGACAAAACCAACGAATGAAAATACTATTGATGAGATCAAAGCATGGTTAACAGAACATGACATTGATTATACAGGCAAGATATTAAAAGCTGACTTACTAGCATTAGTAACTAAATAACGTTTGGAGGACTGTAATGGTCCTCTTTTTTATTGACTTAAGGAGGATGTTAAATGGCTAAAGTAAGAATCGAATTGAAGAATAAAAAAGGTGAAAAAGTTGTCCATGAAAATATAGATACTACCGGTAAAGATTATCGTAAGGCTCTAGAAACTATTAAAAAGTTAAACGAAGAAGGCGCAACTATGTTGAGCCGCTTGGATGTTTATTTGGACTTTGCAGTTGGAATATTTAGGGATAGCAAATTGACTTCTGATCAGATTTTAGATGGACTTCCTTCCGAAAAAGTAATGGAAGTTTTAGACAATGTTTTAGGAGATGTCATGGGAATCGAAAGTAACCCGGATCCTGATGAAAAAAAGTAACCGTTGAAGAAGCAGAAGAAATGTACTTAAACCTATGTAGAGAGTTAGTGAAGAACGGATGGTCACTGTCTGATATAGAAGAAAACTCATTTGAGATGATGATGAAAATCGTATGCTCAAAACCTAAGCAAGAGAAGAAAAAAGAGGTAGATCTTAAAGACTTTTTGAAATCTATATAGGAAGGAGGTAAATATATGGCAACTGGAAAACCGTTAGGCAACATGATTATTACACTTGATTTAGACAGTTCTGCCTTTTCTAAGGGACTGACAGGAGCAAAGAATGCGGTCAATCACCAGATGAAAGCAATGAAGTCTCAGATGCAGGTATTGAATGCTTCAGGAAATTCTATTGGAGCGTTGCAAGCTAAGTACAATGGTTTAGGTGCAGTATTACAAGCAAATGAAAAGCAAGTTGATTTACTGACTAAATCTTACAAAGATAGTTTTGATGCTAACGGTAATGCAACTGTCTCTACAGCTAAATATGCAGATCAATTAAACCAAGCAAAAGCTCGATCAGCAAGTTTCGAAGCTCAAATGAAAACAACTGTCGGACAAATTGCTCGATCAAAAGTAGAAACAGAGGGTATAACAGGTTCGCTTAAACAACAATCTGAGCAATGGATTAAATCAGGAGAAAGAATTGATACATTCGGTCAAAAAGTTTCTGGTGTCGGTACTGCAATGACTATAGGAGTAACAGCACCAATTGTGGCTGGAGCAGCTGCTGTAACTAAAGCTGCAATGTCATGGGAATCTGATTTTGCTGGGGTTAAAAAAACGAATGATGAAATTATTGATTCGACAGGTAGGGTTGTATACTCCTATGATGATTTAGAATCCGGGCTTAGAAATTTAGCTACGCAATTACCTAGCACTCATAAAGAAATAGCAGCAGTTGCAGAAGCTGGTGGACAATTAGGTATAGCCAGTGATGATGTTGTTGGTTTCACAAAAGTAATGATCGACATGGGAGAATCGACCAACCTTTCTGCTGAAACAGCAGCGACTGAGCTAGCTCGTTTTGCTAATATCACGCAAATGTCTCATGATAAATTTTCAAATCTCGGGTCTGCAATTGTTGATCTAGGTAATAATTTTGCTACTACTGAAGCAGAAATCTCTGCAATGGCGTTACGTCTTGCTGGTGCTGGGTCCCAAATTGGTATGTCCGAAGGTGATATTCTTGGATTTGCAGCAGCATTAAGCTCAGTAGGTGTCGAAGCAGAAGCTGGAGGGTCTGCATTCTCGAAAGTTATGGTCCAAATGCAATTAGCTGTAGAAAAAGGATCTGGAGCATTCAGCGAGTTAAAAGGACATGCAGCTGATCAAGGCGTTGCTTGGGAACAATTAGTTAGTGCAGTTAGAAATGGCGGTAAAGAATTAACCGCTGTTTCAAAACAGATGGGCTTTACATCTTCTGAGTTAAAGAAAATGTATAAAGAAGCCGATAAATCAAAGACATCTTTAGAAGATTTTGCAAATACTGCTGGTATGACAAGTGATGAGTTTTCTAAAATGTTCAAGTCGAATCCTTCAGAAGCAATTATGAAATTTGTCGAAGGATTATCTCATGCAGAAGAAAAAGGTTCTTCTGCAATCAAAATCCTTGATGACATGGACATCAAAGAAGTACGACTAAGAGACAGCTTGCTACGTGCAGCAAATGCTTCTGGAGTATTCACTGATGCTGTTGAGACTGGTAATGAAGCTTTTAAAAAGAATACAGCATTGACTGATGAAGCAAATAAAAGGTATGAGACGACTGAGTCTAAACTGAAAATGTTGAGGAATGAAGCTGTCAATGCAGCTATTGATTTAGGCGGACCTTTTGTAGATGCGCTACGTGACGGATTAGAAGCCTCAAAACCGCTGATTAAAGGATTAGGTAACCTTGCGAGTGCCTTCTCATCATTGAGCGAGGATCAGCAACGTAATATTATCAAATGGCTTGGATTAGTGGCAGCTATTGGACCAGTGACTAGAGCGTTAGGACCAGTTATTTCAGTCATAGGAAAAACAAAAACCGCTACAGGAAAACTGACAAATTCTATTGTTGATTTGATAGCAAGTACTGCAGAAAAGAAAGCGATGGATACTTTCTCAGCTTCAATGGCTACAGCAGGAGCAACAGCAGCAAAAACAGCAGGACCAGGTGGTGTAGGAAGTTTAATTCCAGCACTAGGTCAAACAGCAGGTGCAGCAAGTTCAGCAGCAGGTGCTAGTGGTGTAGGAGCAATGACTACATCTTTAGGATTATTAGGACCGGCTTTACTTGGTGTAGTAGGTGTAGGTGGAGCTTTAGCGGTTGGGTATGGCGCTTGGAAAACATTCGGTGAGGAAGCTTGGAATTCTTCTCAACGTGTGAAAACTTGGGGGACTGATGTTGGTACTGAAGTTGATAATACACTAACAAAAGTAAAAGAAAAAACAGAAGCAACGTCTGGGCAATTCGGTCTAATGGCAGATGGATTGAGTCAAAATACAGAGCCGATGGTTAATAACTTTGTAACAATAGGAGAAACAATCGAGTCCAGCTTGACTAAAAAAGTTGAGGGCTTAGATAGTTTAATCAAAAATTTACCAGGTACAGTTACCGATACGATGAAACAAATCGTTGAGAACGAAAAAGAGATGAACCAGTCAGCTCTTGAAAACATCCAAGAGAACAATGAACGTATCAAAGAAATTAGAGAGAAAGCTTCTAAAGAAAATAGAGATATAAGTATCGCAGAAGCTCAAATGATCAGCGATATCTCCAAGAACACAGCAGAAGAATATGTGAACACATTAGACGTTTCAGCAGAGCAAAAGAAAGCTATCTTAAACTCAATGACTGGTGATGTCTCAAACGCAACAAAGGAACAAGCGGAAACGTGGTTACGTTCGTTAGGTGAGCAACGGAATGCCTCCCAAAACCATTCCGCCCAAATGCGTAAAGATCAAGAAAAATGGTTAGAAGAGTGGGGATATAATCTAGATGGCGAGTTCGCTCAAAAGTATTTAGCAGAATGGGATAAGATCAATGGTGCAACAGTCGAAGGTTTTGATAGTCAGATTGCAGCAATTGTTCAAAAATATCCAGAACTAACTAATAAAATCCATCTTGCTACAGGTGAGGTCATTACAGCAAGTACTGGGGCAACGCAGTATCTTATTGAAGATAATCAAAAGCTTCTTGATAATGCCGGATATATGGCAGATAAGTTAGCGGAGAATGCCAAGAAAAATGCAGAAACATTGAAATGGGTGGCTAAAACAGGTGGCGAGGTTGCTTATGAATGGAACTCGTTAGAACTTCTTGATAAAGAAGGGAATGTTAAGTCAAATGCGGCTGAGATAATCCAAGAAGCTTCCAAAGATATTACAAAATGGAACAATATTAAAATGATTTTACATGATGCCAATATAGATACCAACGCTAAAAAGATGATTGGTGAAGCCGCAATAGCTAACGAGTTGTGGCGAGGTATGGCATGGGAAGATAAAGAGGCGGTTCTTCAAGATGAGTTTAGCGTAAATATCTACAAAGCTTTAGAATCATCGGGTAAATGGGATGAACTCACTTTCGAACAAAAGAAAGCAGTTTTATATTCAAATACACCTGAGATCATGGCAGAAACTTTATTTAATCTTGGTTTATGGAATGATTACCAACCAGAAATTAAGAATCTGAATGCTGAGAATTATCATTTTTACGAAACTCTTTCTAAGTCAGAAGAAAAGCTAAAGGTATGGAATGAAACTCCGGTTGATATCAAAGAGTTGTTTGCAGATAACTATGATTTCCTGAATAAAATATTTAAATCAGAAGAAAGTTTTACACGATGGAATGCAATACCTAATTCTGAAAAGAAATTGCTTGCTGATAACATGGATTTTTTAACAAAAATCTCAACATCTAAAGAAACTTTGGATCGATGGAATCAACTGCCAACTGATCAAAAAAACATCCTAGCTAATAACGAAGATCTGTTAAACAAGATATTTGCATCAAAAGAATCTTTCAATGCATGGAAAGCAATTCCTGACCCTGTCAAGCGGATGCTTGGTGATAATGTTGATATTTTAACTAAAGTCAAAGATGGAACTATTAGCATCGAAGACTATAACAAAAATGTACTTCCTCTATTGAAGAAACTATTCGGTGATAATTCAAGCTTAACTGGCGCGGTAGGTGATGCATCAGCTGCTATTGATAACTATAATAAGAATATTTTCCCGAATGACAAAACTGCAGTAGGTCATGATAAAGCTTCCCAAGCTGCGAAAGATGCATTTGAAGCATTCAACATCTTCCAAACGAAAATACCAGATAAAATTACTAAAACAGTATCCGCTGACTTCATAGGCCCGATGCCAAATGCTAAGGGAACTAATTTCCATCCCGGCGGAGCAGCTATGGTAAACGACCAAAAAGGTTCGACATACGAAGAGCTTGTAACTTTGCCCAATGGAAAAGCTTTTATTCCGAAAGGTCGTAATGTTGTTTTAGATCTTCCAAGAGGATCAAAAGTGCTAAAAGCATCTAGGACAAAACAATTAGTTTCTAGATACGCTGATGGGGTAGGAAATATAACCACTATTTCAACTGTACCGAATTTGGATGTTTTAATTCAAGCGATAATGGATTTAACAGCGACTTTGAAAGTTCAGACAGTAGCTGATACATCAGCTAGTCAAACTGTAATTCAAGATTCTGAAACCGAAATACCTGAACCAATTACTCCAGATAGCCTAATTGATAAATCTGATCAATATTATGCCATAGGGACAGAATGGTTAAGTAATCTAATGAATGGTTGGAATTCAATTGTTCCACAATTTAAGGCGAGTGAAGTGTTATTCATTAGTAATTTTATGAATGCACTTAGTCTTCGTAACAACGCAAACTATTTGCAAGGTGTAACTTGGAATCGGAATTTAATGAATGGTTGGAACAGTTTAACTAGTTCATTTATCACAACGATTAATGCATTTTGTAACCAAGCATTGGTGACTCTAAGAAATTACAATGGGCAAATGCACAACAGTGGTCAAAACTGGCAACAGAGTAATCTAAATGGTTGGAATTCTTTGTATAGCACATTTATTTCTCGAGTAAATCAGTTGGGAATAGATTCTATTAATAACTTGCGAGGGAAGAATGGGGACTTCTACAATGCGGGTTCTTTCTTATTACAGTCGTTAATTAATGGGACAAATTCAATGGGTGGAGCATTGGCTTCTACTATGAATGGTGTAGCTAACAAAATGGTTGCTGGCATCGGCAAAGGTGTCAATGGAGTCATTTCAGGTGTTAACTACGTTTTAAAAGAAGTAGAGTCGAGTGATTCGATTGGAAGTTGGACTGTTCCGGGGGATTGATGCACATCCAGAAGATGGTCCAGCAATCGTTAATGATCAACCTGGTACAACATACAAGGAAATTATACAACGTCCGAACGGAGAAACCTATATACCAAAAGAGCGAAATGCAATGATTTGGCTTGAAAAAGGTTCTAAGGTCATCAACGCATCGAAAACAAAACAAATTTTGAAAG